TCCCGAGCGAGTTCCTTGGGAGGCTGAGGAGGCAAGCCCCGTGTGGTGCTCATCCAAGTGATCGGCAGGTCAACCCTTAGGGCCGAACGCGCCGTACCAATCTCGATCTCATCACGGCAGTCCTGAGCCACATGGTAGGCATGGACCCGAACCTCTTCGTGACCCGTCCGGTTCATCACCGGGAAGATCATAGGGCGGTGCATATTGCTGTTCATTCAGCTTGCTCCAGCTCGACCCACTCAGCACGGCCACCACGGGTGGTCTTATTGTGCTTGCCCTTACGGACCTGAAAGGCCTCTTGGGCTTCGGCGGAACGGCGAGGTTTGTTGCTCTTGATGCGTTGAACGATGTTCATGAAGATCCTTAGGCGAATGCGAAGTGCGAGGCGAGGGTGCCCCTGATGTCCAACGTCCCCTTCTTGGGAATCGGTGGCATCTCTTTGATTTGAGTTTCGTGTAGCTGGTCGATGAACTGTTCACGGAAGTCGCTGAGGATACAGGTCTGGTCGTAGGTCTCCACGAAGGTCTCCCTTACGGCTCTGAACAGTTTCCCAGCGTGGGCCGCGATGGTCCCGAATGAATCATGGATCAGGGCAAAGAACGTGATCTTGTAGTGATCGTGTCCCCGTACCACTGTCTTGCGGAGGTGTGACCCGTCTTGGCTGTGTACGAAGTTCGGAGAGATCCCCGACTCCTGCTTACGGGCGTCGATCTTGGCGTCAGCTTTAGGGTTCATGATGACCGTAGCTTGCAGACGCACAGTGCCGAGGAACATGCAGTCGATACGCTTCTTCTCGAAGACCTTGTATTCCTGCCAGACCGGGAAGCCGTCTGTGGTGATCCAGTAGACCGGCATGGAGGCCTTAAGGACCTCATCAGTCTTCTTACACTTGATCTCCTTGGCGAGCAGCTTAGCGGCCTTCTGGAGCCAGTTCATGGCCTCAACGGCTGCCACTACGACGTTACTCACAGAGTCCCAAATGAGCTTGGCCATGTAGCGAGCCGAGAGCTGTGGGTCTGGGAAGAACGTGGAGCCTTCGTCCACTGCCGGGGTGATGATGTCGTCGCGCACTTGGTCGGTGAATCCGTATTCCTTCGACCCGTAGGCCAAGGTCATCACTGATCGTTTCGTAACGCTTCGATCCACTCCGTAACTGAGCCAGCCACTTGCGAGTGCCATGGACCCGAGGACACGTCTTTCAAGAATTTCTCCAGTATCTGGATTCGTCTTGACTTCAGTTGAGTCAACAGTCCCTCTCTCAAAGTCCTGCTTGAGTCGCAAGTTGACTTCATCGGACACAAGCTTGTAGATGTCTTGAACGGTTTCGCTCGGCACGAGGTTAACAGCTCGCCCGCCACGCTCATCTCGAAGCATTGCGGAGAAGTGTTGGATTCCTGAACAAGAGCCGTCAAAAGCAATTGGCAAACGGGATCGGTGTGCAGCTCCGTCCTTAACAACTCCAGCCCAATCGAAGCAGAAGGCCAAGAAGCAGAAGGGTGAGTCTGCATCCATCCAGCCAGTGTGGTCGAGAGGAGCCTGTGCGTATCGGAGAATATCCCCTTCATGATCTTTTACCCATTGCTTGCGTTCATTGAACGGGACCTTATCGACCCCGAAGGTGTTCGCTCCGTGGATCATCAGCCACTCGATGCCCTCTTCACCTACAGGTTCCGCAATGGAGGCCTGAAGCATCCCCTTGGTCACATCGTTGCCCTGAGGCGAGAAGGACCCGGCAAGGGCGTACACACGGCCACGCCAGTCGAGGTTGTAAGGGAAGTAGATGGCTTCGTATTCGGAGAACTTCTTGGCCGTCTCAATGGTCAGCTCTAAGGCCAACCGGCGACTGATGCGGGCAGACTCGCCACGGTAACTTGCAGCGGCCTGTGTCTTCCATTCCTTGAGCACCTTAAGGTCCGTGTCGATGTCGGCAGGACGGGGCGGTAACTCAATGACATCCTGAAGAGGCCACTTGGCGATGTTCACTTTGGTCCAATCGAGGAGCTTAGAGGCTACCTCCATGACTTCCGTGTTGATGGACCATGCGGTGTTCTGGGCAATGTTGACCGCGTTGTAGACCTCGGGCATTGCGACATCCCGATACCTCTCAAGAGCAGCCTTTGTGTACGTTCGGATAAACCGGGTCGGTCGTCGCCCACGTCCCCAGTAACCTCCACCTGTGGGGCGGGTCCAAGGTCGTGGAGGGACAACCATGGGTTGATCGAACGGGGTGGCTCCAGCGAGAGAAAAGGCTCGCTTGGATAGTTGCTCAACCCACTCAGGTCGAAGGTGGACGGTCTCACAATCGGTCTTGATGTTCCGAGCGTTCTCCCGTTTGACCTCAACAAGTCCAGTAGACTTAATGAGCACTTCGAGGCACCGCAGACCAATATGATAAAGGATGTCTCGTTCATCGTTTGCCCAGTCGGACCATGCACCGTTAAGTTCTCCCGCTTCGAGCATCTTGGACTCTACCGCTTCCATGAAGGTGCGCTTGTAGGTGTGTCCATTACGCTTGTTGAGTGCCTCGCGAATGTGCTTCTCGAAGTGCTTGGCCTCTTCGTCACGGATGCGACCAAAGCGGGCTTCCTCTTCGATCCGCTTGCCGATGTTCCCGCAGATGCCCTGTAGGGTGTTCTGACCGGTGCCCCGAGAGAGCTTGTTGAGGATGGTTTTGATGGTGATGACTGCGACCCGATCCGGTTGGACCTGATGGAAGCAGTGCAACGCTACGTGCTTGCGGCGAACCTTCGTGTTCTGGTGTTCGATCCACTCAGTCAGCTCAGCGGCGAACTTAGGGACCAGAAGGGGGATCAAGGGTTTCGCCACTGAGGTCTCAGCCATCTCCTCACGTTCTTGCTGTCGTTCCAGTTGCTTGGTGAATCGTGCTTCACCCATTACGTGGGCTTCGTGTTCCAACTGCAATTGCTGAGCGGCAAGTTCCGGCCCGTAGAGCTTCGACAACGTATCGAACGCCCACGAGGTCTTCACATCCGCAAAGTCGTGCTTGTCAGCAGCGATCAGGGACATCGAGTTACCTATAGGTTCTTAAAGAGCTTTAACTTAAAGAGAAGAATATAAAGAGAAACTCTATGAGGACTTAAAGGGCCTTAAAGGGTCTCTCCGTGTATGTGAGGGTTTTTACAGACTGAGCATCTCGACCCGGCCTATCACGTCCATCATCTTGTAGACGAAAACCTTCTTTTCTTCGATCAAGTCAGGGTGCTGATTGACCCGTTCCAACCGGTTATCGGCGTGCTGAGTGATGACCAGATGATGTCCTTCAAGGTCCACCTCAAGGGCGTAAACGTAGAGGCTACAAGGACCCACACCGAGCTTGAACTCGACCTTCTGAGGGGTCGTTGGCTTCAGCTCCACGTTAGGCACATGGGCGATGAACTTCACAGACTTGGCGCGCATCAGTAACGACCCCCACGGAAGCAGGCAGTGAAGTCACCGTGCTCAGTCGAGCGGCGGCGCATGTTCTGCAAGCTGGCGATGATCTGGCTTTCAGCGATCTTTCTGGCCTCCAGCATCTGCCCACGTATCAGGGTTGCAGAGGAAACATCCCGATTCGCGATGGCCACCATAAGGGCGCTTGAGAGCGCAATGGATCGCGAGAGCTGTACGGACGCAATCTGGCTTGACAAGCGGCCTACCTTGTTCGGCGAGTAGCTCCCAGTGCGCTTGGTCGAGGTCTTCCGGTGTGCCTTGTACGCTGGCAACACTGGCGGATAGATCCGGTTGCGCTGGCCCACTATTCGCCCAGTCAAAAGAGACGGGCCAGATGGTGAACCTTCCGAGTTCAGTACGGACATGGCGCGGAGTTCCAGAGCTGCAAAGTCCGTTTTGATTACTGCTTGATTCATGCGAAAGAGCCTTCAATTTGATACCAATGAACGAGGAGGTTGCGAGTCCCTTCCGTGACCGGGAGACCCATGTGTTGGTTGGTGCGCCCCAGAAAGAACATGGCGTGTCCTTTGGGCAACTGAGGGACCGTTACGGGCTCAGCGAAGGGGCCTTGGTAGACCGTAGTGCCACCACCTACATGCTCATCCGTCAGGGCCACCACAAGGGTCACATCAGAGTCCCTATCGGTGTGCCAGCAGCCGTGTGGCGTGTTGTCGATGGTGTATTGCGCTGCCTGAATCGACGCACAGTAGACTGCATCGAGGCCGAACAAGATCTTGCAGAGGTTGAGTCCTGCCCCGTGATAGAGAGACCGCAAGGCCTCGAACATGGCCGGTGATCGGTGCTGTAGGACCACCTCAGGAATGCGTGCCTCTTCAGGCTCATCCTCGTTCACGGCGTAGGCCATACAGTTCAGCTCATCCATCAAGGAGTCGCAGAAGTCCGGGTGCAGGTATTTGATGCTGTACACGTTGGGACCGTGGCGACGGACGATCTGGCCCAAGGCCTTCGCCCAGTCACTGCCAGCGGCGTAGTCGGACGGCTTGAGACCACCGTTCTCCTCAGCGTACTCAGCCATCTCCTCAAGGACCACGTACCAGTCCTGAATGGGTTGGCTGAGCTTGTCGATGCTTGGGATGCCCATACGGACATCGTTCACGATGAAGCCGGGTTCTTTCAGGCTCATGCAGTCAGAGCCTCCCGGTAGGTGATCGCGGCGTACACTTCAGGGGTCTGACGGACCAGCTTGTACACCCCAGAGTCCTCCATGAAGACCCAGAGGTCCTTACGGCCCCACCACGTCCGCTTGACGACCCCAGCGACCTTACGGTTACCCAACAGGGTGAACATCTCTTTGCAACCCAAGGAGAGGGCCGCTGAGAGCTTCTGAGCGTTCTTCGCTAAGGTCACCAAAGGGTGCTCCTTGCGTTCGTACAGCTTGACCAGCAGCTTGGTGAACGCCCGGTCTTGCTCAGGAGCCCAGTCGAACATGGCCCGCATGATGATTGACCCGAGGTCTTGCGCCGACCCACCGAAGAACTGGAAGTGGTAGCCGGTCTCATCCTTCACGATGTTGACACGCATGAAGCGCTGGCCCTTGCGGTTCTCGATGTATGCCGCATAGCCGGTCTGCATGGTCTCTTCCATGGCCTTGAGGATCTTGGCTGCCGCCGTGGAGCTGGTGAAGTTGGTGTAGTTGAACTTAAGCACTTGCATTATTCCCTGTTGAAATACCAGATGGCTCCGAGGCCACCGATGAGGTGAATTGTGAAGAGGATGAGCTTGATCTCTACCACCAGCTAAGGGACCACCATGCACCGAGCAGAGCCAGCGCGACGTTGAAGGCCAGATAGGGCCACCAGAGGGTCGTAGTGATCGCCACACGGGTCTGATACACCGAGGCACCGACAAGCCGTGCAGTGATCCCGATGAGGAACGACACGATGCTGATGATGGGGATGAACCAGAGGATGGCGGTGAAACAGAGCATTGCGAGGTAGAGCGGGGCGGGGCCGTGGTTCATGTTGCGTCTCCTTGTTAGACCAGCGTGGAGCCCTCAGACCTCAAAGGCTCCCTACTGGACTAACGAGGAGTGACAGGAGCCCGCTGAATGCGAGTCGCGGTGTCATTGTCGCTGTCCACTTGCAGCGTGGCGTGTGGGGCCACCACGACGTTTACAGAGCAGCCCGAGGTGAGCAACGCACAGGCAGCCAGAGCGATGGCGCAGACGAAACCGGTGGTGATCTTCAGGGCCAGCTTTAGGGTCTTATTCATGGTTTTAGCTTCCTTACGTGGTTGAGGTTGTGAGGCATTGAACAGGCGACCACCGGGACCAACATAGTTGGCGCTGGGGTCTACCCGGTGGGCATCCATTACGTCCCTGAACGTGAAGTTCGGGATTGGCTTGCGGGGCTTACTCATCGGAGCCCTTAAGCAGTTCAGTGAACTCCTCGTCAGTGGTGCCCACGATGGTGACCGTTTCGGAGACCCCAAGGATCGCGTCCTTGTTGTCGCTGTATTCTTGCAGGGCTGCCCACCATTCCATTTTCGAGGAGAGGACGCCCGTTTCGGAATCGTAGAGGTGGAACTGCCCGACCTTACCAGCCCGCTTGAGCAGGTTGAAGGTCTGGACGTTCTGGATTACCACGTACTTCCGCGTCCCGATCTTCACGGTTGGCGTGACGGTCTTGAGAGAGCGTTTACGAGGCAATGCTGGGATGTTGGTGGTAGACATGAAGATCCTTAATGTGCAGCGTTACAGGTCGAAAGTGACCAGCGGAGAGCCCTGTTATAGGCCCTCGACTTGTTACTCTTGAGCCTTGATGGCGTCTATCTGGTCCTGTATGGCCTGCCGCTTGGTGTTGCCACAGGTGTTGCGCTTCTGCTCCTCCAGCTCAGCCACACGGTTGCCTGTTACCCATGCCCCGAAGGCCTCAGCACACGCCCCGTTGTCATCAGTCAGGTACGTGATGGCCCTGCCCCAAGGGCGACAATGAGGGTTGCCGTTGTTCTCACCCTTGGAGATGGCCAAGCGCGCCTCAAAGACCGCAATCATGGCCTTTTCGTACTCCTTCGGGATGAAGGTGAACACATTGTCACCGTTGGGCAACTGACCTTGACACAGCGACGTGTACAGGTTGTTCGGTGTGCTGACCCAACCCATCTTGACGCACAGGGCCTCAGCGGCTGCCCGGTGGTTCCCATCCGAGTCCTTAGCGTTGTCGTAGGACAGCGTTACAGACCCAGCGGCTGCCGTAGCCTTGATGCGAGAGCCCTTCACGTTGCCGGGGCCGAAGTATTTAGTGATGATTGCTTGCATTGTGATGTTCCTTTATGCAGTGGGGTTGCGTTTGTCGAAGTCATGAGCCCGTTGAATGGCCTCAAGCTCCTTGAGTTCAGCTTGCAGCACAGCGATCTTCATGATGCGCTGATGGGTCAGGGTGCGGTCCACACGGTCCTTCAAGGACTCGTAATGGCGGCTGTTGCGGTCGCCCTCAAAGGTCGCCAAGCGATTCTTTGCAACGGTATGTTCCGCCTCAGCCACAACAAGTCTTGCTTGTAAGTCACTGAGTGTGCTGGTGATTTGCATTATGTGGCACCTTGCTATCAATGTGATCCAATGACCATCGGTCAGGGCCTGTTGTCAAGCCCCTCACGATCAATTATAGTTCACTTCTCAGCTTTACTTACTGTCTCGCTGGTGATACAGGATCGGATATGGACCTTCCGTATGAACCTTAACGCCCTCAATGGTGCCCAGCGTGGTCAAGTTCAGGAGACCGTCCAGCGTGCCAAGGCGAGTCAGGAGACCAGCAAGGCCACAGGTAGCCAACAGGCCAACCGTGCAATGAGACCCGAGGAGCTTACGAAGCGCTGTGGCCTCCTCAAGGGACAACTTAAGGGCTGCCTCTTGGTTCTGTTGGCGTTCCTTGACGCACTGGCCACACAGGATGATCCAGTCTTTCAGGTCCTTTAGGGAACCTTTGTGGACAATGCTGGTCGTAGCTTCATAGACCCAGAAGTTGCCGTGCCAATCACCCCAGCGGCCTACGATGTAGTTGCCACTGATGTGTTCAATCTTCACGAAGTTGGAGCCCTTGCTGCGCCCGTTCAGGATGGCCTGACGTGCAATCGCCATCAGGTCAGCGTCACCATCAGGAGCGTCCAACAGGAGCAGGTCGGTTGCTTTAAGATCAGACAGTTTCATGTGCTTACACTCTATGTGGTTGAGTATCAGCACAACACTCTCTTGCTTATCCAGAGTGCTGTACTAAAGTCATCCAACAGGAGGCCCTCACGGCCTGCTATGTGAGTGATTAGTGTGTAGGTCATGCCCATTTGTATGAGGGCAGACGTACTGTGTCGAGTTGTTAAAGAGCGGGTTACTACGTGTGCTGCATTTGTGTTGGGCATACTATCCGGTGTTGCGTACTGTGTCAAGGCTTAAAGCTTGCTGCCTGCCGGTCTTATGCTTGCTCGTTAGGTCTCCCTATTGTGTCACCCAGTGGACCAGCCCGACCCGAGGGTCACCACCTGCAAGATCGTTGGGAGACCTCGCCGTCAACTCCGTGTTGGCCGTTGATGGGACGAACTATATCGAGACCCTAACGACCCGTCAACCCCTATTTGATGGAAATATGAAAATAATCATCATTGGTGTAATCCCTCTATATAGCGCCCGAGACTGACTCACTGTGTAGGCCTGAAATAGCCTGTCGTGTCCATATAGGCGCCTTGGTGTCCTCCTGTGGTCATCCTAAGGGTGTGGGCTTGATGGTCCCTTGATGGGCTCTTGATGGGTCCTCAATGGTCCCTTACAGATTAGGACAGAGGTAAGCGCTTAACGCAAAGGATTAGCTTTAGGTCCCTAATGGGCTCATAAGGTCACATAAGGGTTGACAGCCCACCATGATGGCCCCATAATGATCCCCAAGGTAGGACATGATGATCCCTGAAGGGGACAGCCCACCGGTATCCCTCACAGTTAGACTGAACGTACCCCGTAGGGGACCGAAGGTCCATACCGAGCCTTGAGGAGGGCCTACGGGGGTGTTCTGCCTCGGTGTTACTGAGAGGTGACCCTTTAAACTTTTGTGTCATAAAAAGCTCTTTAGGGCTCCTTGATGTCCACCATTAAGGCACATGTAGACCCTTGATGTCAAGCACTACCTTAAGGTCCACTTGAAGACCCTTAAGGAGTTCCTTGTAGTAAAGCCCATGGAGGGTATGCTGTCAAGCATCCCGAAATGGGCCGGTGCGTGCATCATCCAGCACAGAGGGTCAGGGCGCAGACGACCTGCATGACCCCAGCCATTAAGGTCTCACCGTTGGCGAACCCAAAGGCCACAAGGCAGACGCCGAGGAACTTGTAGGTGGCGCGGTGTGTCGCTAAGCGTGCAAGGATGAGCAGGAAGGTAGCAGTACGCTTTCCCATCTGGTCTCTCCTTGAGTCTGTGTCTCTGCATGAGCAGAAGAACACTATCCATAAAGTCCCTCCTTGAGTGACCTTTAAGAGGCCTTTAAGGAGGGGTGTCTGTTGGGTAACTTTAAGTCCCCCTCTGGTATATGTGAGGGTTTTTAAATGTGTCCTCAGAGTGACCAGAAAGGATCTTCCAGTCACCCTTTTGGGACCCTTACCAGCCCATGTAATTGCTATCGTCACCGTCATCTGTATAACGGATCTCGACGCCATCACCCATCACGATCAGCTCAGCACCTTCATAGCCCAAGAGATCATCCTCCATGTGGGACTGAAGGAACTCATCAAGCATCTCCTGAGCGCCTTCCTCACTGTTCTTCTCCATGGACTCCATGAAGAACGCCACACCGATGGCCAGTGCATCCAGCCGGTCGTCATGACCCAGCGAACCACGTTCCTTGGTGAGACGGGTGAGTTGATAGAAGCCTGAGTAGGCCACATCAGTGGTGCCATCGTTGTTGAGTGCAGTGCTGTAGTCCCGCTCAATCACAGAGTCCATTACCACCAGCTTATGGCTGCCCAGTACAGGCTCCAGAACGTCGCAGATGCGTAGTTCCTTCTGACCCTTGGACTTGACCTCAGTGATGGCGCAACGGTGCGTCTTGGTCATGATAGGGCTGAACAGCTTGGTGTACATGCCATCGCCAAAGTTGCCTTCGATGATGACCTCGTTCACCTTGAACTTCTTGCCGATGTCGGCCAGCTTCTGCAAGGTCGCATCCTCATACCCACCACGGAAACCGCCCCAGTCCATCAGGAAGATGTAGCCGTTCAGTTGGTACAGAACACAGTAGCCAGTCTCGTCCTTACCACGGCCACTTGGGTCGATAGCGAGGATCTTGCCTTGGTACTCAGCAGTAGACACGCCCACGGCCTGATAGCGGTGGAAACGGTCACCCTTAAGGCCCGTCAAGGGGAGCCCTGTGGCCTCGTTAGAGGGGTTAGGGAGCCACGAGAAGGTCGTAGGGGCTGCATCCATCGACAAGGCCGCAACGATGAAGTCACGCAGCTTGAGAGGGTACTTCTCGATGTCCGAGAGGTTAGGGTTAAGCATGAACTGAAGGGCGAAGCCACCTTTGCCGTAGGACAGTTCCCGCTCACGTAGGTCGGTCTCATCGAACCGGATAGGGTCCGTTGGGGCGCCGTACAGTCGAGGGTCTCCCAAGAGTTCCGCAATGATCGCCGGGGCGATACGGGAGCGGTTCCCTTTGGCGTGAAAGTAGGACTCAAGGTCAGCAGCGTCACGAGGGTAACGAGCTGGCCAGATGGTGGTGCTGTAGCCACGATCTTCAAGTTCCCGGTAGAGGGTCATCTCGGTCTGAGGGGTGCCCAGATAGATGATCGTGCCGTCTGGCTTCAGGATCGCATCGAACTCCTTCACGAGTTCCCCAAGGTGGTCCCGAGCAGATTGAGTGCCCGAGTTACCCGGTACTTCCACGTCGTCCGCGATGAGGATGTCGGCACGGGAACCAGTCATACCACCAGTCACACCTACCGACTTAACGGAAGGGCTGTGGTCGGGTCTGGCTGGTCCCACGTCGAAGCTCAGGGCCGAGTCCCGCTGGCCAGCACGAGGCTTCAGCTCATGCAGGAATGGGAGCAGGTCGATGATGCGCTTGATAAACACGCTGTTGGCGTCAGCACGGTCCTTGTTCGCAGACACGATCATGATCTTGAGGTCTGGATTGTTCCAGAGCTTCCAGACCACGAAGGCGCATGTGATGAAGGACTTGCCGATGCCTCGGAATGCTTGAAGGATGAATCGCCGGTCCGTCTGAGACGCCAGCTTCTTGGACATGTCGATCTGTTGCTTGGTCGGTTTCGGCAGGTTCAGCGCCGCCCAGAGGACGAAGAGGAACGCGATGAAATTTCCCTTGAGCAACTTGATCTGTTTTGCGTTATCAGCGTTTGCCATGGTCAGCCTCCTTTACCGGGAGGACGAACTCACACAGCTTCTGAGCCATCTTTTCATCGTTCACCTTGGCCAGCACCACCCCATCACAGAAGACTGTGTAATCGGGGCAGCAACAGGTCTCAGGGTGACAGTCACAGCGAGTACGTGCATACGAGAGGGTCATTTGGTCAGCCCTCTCACAATTTCTTGGAGAGCCTGAACCTGACTGTCAGCGTCCTGAGTTATTCGGACAAGAGCTTGAGCAGTCGCTGGGTGTAGTTCGGCGCGACCATCACTGATTGCTCCACTACAACTTTGGAGACTGGCGATGGTTGCATCGGCGAGCTTGACGCGCAGCTTGATGTTGCCGCTACGAAGATCAGCAAGGGTCCGATTAGCAGTCCCCTCAGCTTGCGCTTGACGTTCCGCAAAAGCCTTGCTCGAAACGGTGATGATTTCTTGAAGTTCATTACGTTTTGCCTCCCAGTTCTGTTGGTTTTCATTGAGGGTCTTCAAGGCCTCGGTGCGTTCGCTGGAGCCACCGAAGTGATACCCCGAAGCAAACACACCAGCCGTGAACAAGAGACCCGCTAAGGCCCCATAGAGGCCGGTACGGAGTCCCATCATTGGAGGCGACCCTCCTGTTCCTCGAAGTCCATCTTCTGGAATTCGTCGAGGGCACTTTGAAGCTCACCGAGAACCGGGGCGTCAACTGCAAGTTTCTTGATGGTGAAGGCGTGACGGGTCAACAGCTTGTCGATGGCCGCATAGAGCTGAGGGGTACGCTTATCGTCGTTCCTCAGGTCAGCCAACAGGTACTGAGCCTTCTCGGTATCGAGCAGCTCCAAGAGCACCTCAAGGGCGCTACGCATATCATGGGACATTTGACTACTCCTTGTCTTTGCGTCGTTCTTCCCTGACGGTCTTGTAGATAACCAAGGCCAGTTGGACGACGGTGTAAACGATAGTGACGATGTAGAAAAGCTCGTGCAGGGGCAGTCCCTTTAGACCAGCCCATGTGTCGGCACCAACAGCACCGACGATAGGGGCAGCACGTACCGCCCCTTCGTTGAAGTCCATTTCAATCTCCTCCTTAGGCCGTCATGGCCTTGATCTGAATGCGGAGCAGCTTGGCAAGCTCCAGTTCCTGTGGAGTAGCGAGGCCCAACATCACATCGGGAAGAAGTTTGTCGAGTTCCAGTTGCAGGTCCATAGGGGCAACGTCACGTCGCTCCCACGGCTCAATAGAACCCGCATGGCCATCGTTGGCCCACGCAAAGAGCAAGCGGCCATGGTCCTCAGAGTCCATCGCACAGGCCGTAAAGCCCAGCTCGTGAGGGCCAATAGAGGCGTCCGCGAAGGTCACCGTCAGGTTGATCCGGGTCTTCTCTTCGTTGGCCCATTGAGGGTCCTTGGCGTCACAAATAACGGTGCTGCCACGGATGATATAAGGGAATTCCAATGTGTCCTCCTTTAGGCGTAACGCTGCCAGATTGTGTTGTGAAGTTGAGCGGTGATCGCACCTGCGCAATACCAGCTACCGACCAATGTTTGGCTGAAGTGGCCACCCTGCGAGGATGATGCGTAGAGGTTGCCACCGGGGGTCCCGTTGTTGAACGAGATCTGAGCGTTAGGCAGATAGATCGCTTGGCAGTACGAGCCCAGTTCGTTCACCCGAAGGTTCGCGAGGTTGCTCCGCCAGTTGCTCGTGGTCAGCACGACTTGGCTCAGCCATTGGTTACCCCAAATGGTGCCAAGAACGTCACCGTTGGTGCCGAATGTTGCAGCACCTACAGTGGCATTGCCGCCAGTTTTCAGGGTGCCAGCCATTACCACAGCGGCTTGGTTGAAAGTGGCCTGTGCGATGCTGAGTTGGGTGTGATACGACCCAGCAGCAGCCGGGGCAGTGCGGAAATAGTGGGTCCCTGAAGCATCCGTCAGGTACGTGCTGCGCTCCGTGCCGTTAGGGTTCTGGAACTGAAGCTGAGACCAACTATTGAAGTCCACACCGTTACCACGGGCGATCAGACGGCCATCTTTAGCAAGAACGTAGGCGTCCGCCGCCAAGCCACGGTTGAAACTCACCTCAAGGGCCGTTACGGGCTTAAGGGCTGCCGCAAGGTCGTTAAAGCTGCCCAACTTGCTGGCCTCAGTGGCTGCACGGTCGGCCTCAGTCTTCGCACGGTCGGCCTGAGCGGTCGCCAACGGGACCTGATTCTGCGCAACGGTAGACGCTGCAATCGCAAGGTTCGCCTGAGTTACCGCCAAGGCAACCTGAGTCTGGCCATTGGTGGTTGCCAACTGGGCCTGAGTGGTTGCCAAGGTTACCTGAGCGGCTGCCAAAGCTACCTGAGCGGCCCCGTTAGTCGTCGCAAGGTTGGCCTGAGTGGTTGCCCGGTTGGCCTCAGTGGTCGCAAATGCGGCCTTCGTATCGGAGACCTGACGGGAAGCCTCAGAGGCCACAGCGGACGCCTGCGAAGCTGCCGCCTTGGTGGTCGAGATGTTCGCTTGGGCCAAGGAGCGATCCGCTTCCGACTGGGAACGGTTGGCCTCAGTCTGGGAACGGTTGGCTTGGTTCAATGCCGAAGCACCCCACGCCTGTTCCTGACGGAGAGTTACAGCGTCAGACGGGTCGATTGCATCACCCAAGTTCACGATACGGCGAGCACGGGCATCAAGCTGGCCGTTGTTGTCCACGCCGATGGTATCAGTCGCAATGTCTCGACCTTCCTCAGCGATGTGCAGGGACTGGACCTGTGAAGTGTTCAGGTCGTAAGCACGCAAGATCGACCCATCACTGAAGTCCACCAGACGCTCGGAAGCGCTCGTGTAGCGGCGGATCTCCAGCAAGGTGTAACCATCAGCAGTGCCCCACGCCTTGTTGGTCGTGATAACAGTCCGCTGGGTGAATCGGTAGTCGGTGTTCAGGACCAGTTCTTTACGGTTAATGCCGATCAGCGTCACGCGGACGAACTTACGAGCGAGGTACTCAAACGGAATGTTGAAGTCCTTTTGCCCCGTAAGCGCCACGGTCATCGAAGTTTTTGGAGCAACAGCCATGTTCGTCTCCTTTGAGAATGAGGCCTGTGTGAGCGCCTCGGTATATGTGAGGGTTTATTTCCTGATCTCGATGCCTTGGTCTTCCATGACCTTCATCAGGAGGTATTGCGAGGCTGGGTCGTTCGGGATGATTCCACGCAAGCCGTTGTACAGGCCGGTCATGTATTCCTGATCGCTACGGCGCCCCTTGGAACCAGCGAGGCCGAAAGCGTTATACCCAGCTTGACCAATCGAACCGAGGAATCCAACGGCTGGAATCTGGTCACCAACACGGCCAGCAAAACCAGTGAACTGGTCCGACTGGGTTGGCTTGTACTTCATCGCACCGGGTTCCTTCTGTTGCTTTGGACGCGGGAGGATGGACGACCGGACCATAGCGGCCTGATCGAAGCCCAGAGGTGCAGCGACCATGTTGGCCAGACCCAAGGGTGCCCCGATGTGGGACGACCGGGAGAGAGCCGCATAGGCCAGCATGTTGGGATCTAAGGCTTGCTTGAGGAACGCCTCGCGATCCCGTGGTGGCATCGTCGAGGACTGGGCGTACTTCATTGCTGCATACATCCCGGTGGCCATACCTGTGGCAATGATCGCCTGCATGGTCTGGTCAATTGCCCGACTGTTCTTGGTGCCGTCGTAGAAGCCACGGACCAATCGAGCGTTAACGGAACGCATGGTGAAGTTCTTGAACTGCATGGCCATCTTGACGCCAGCACCGTAAGCCACAGTGTCCGTAGAGGACAGCTTGTGTGGGCGCAGAATCGTCTCATCGGCCAGCTTGTCGCCCATCCGCCAGATGTCCATTGAGGCCGGATTGGACTGGAACGCTGCACGATCCGTAATGGTCACCTTACCGTCCTTGCCCATCTTGGTGGCTACCTTGATGAGGTCCTGCATGTTCTTGAACTGGTCCGGTGTGATCGACATCGAGTGGAGACGTTTCTCATCGAAGAGGTTCGTTGCGAGCCCCTGACCTGCACCCTTCTTGCCATAGGTGTGATTGACCAGTTCCATAAGGAACCCTTGACGGCCCGCATCGGCGATGTAGTTGGACGACTCTACGAGGAACTTGGTGAACGGACTCCGAGCGGAGAGTTCCCCAGTGGCCCACTTAAAGGTGCCCAGTACGGACGACGCCACGGGACCGGAATCAGCATGGTCACGGAGACGCATAATGATGTCCTGACGGGACGGACGAATCAGGTCATCCAGCTCACGACCGAAGACCAGACCGTGCATGTCGCGCAGTTGGTTAGCGTCGATCTTGGAGCCCCAAGTCATCATGTCGCGCAGCACAGGCACACCCTTGAACAGCATGGCCGTGTGGCCCTTGGTGACCAATGCGGCTGTCTCCGTCAGACCTTGAATGCCCATGTAGGCGTTCTTGGCGACAAAGCTCAGGTCCGTAACGGCACGGGCAAAGGTTGCCAGCTCACCATCAGGGTCCCGTCGAGCACGACCGGTAAGGAGCTTCACGGCGTCCTCCAAGGCGGTCTGTTCCTTCTTGTTCTTCGCACCGATACCCATGGCCACGATCTGGTCCTTCAAGGCCTCAGTGGACTTACCGGTGGCCCCCATGATGCCAATGTCACCGTTCACACGGCGGTCATAGCTTGGGGTGATCCGAGTCAAGTCGTAGTCACGGAGATCGTTCACCGCAAAGGTGGTGCCATCGCTCAACGATACGGACACGTCCGAGTCGAAGAGGTGACGACCTTCTAAGAAGTTGTTGTTCTCAGCACCCACCAGACCGGTGACTTGATCGTCCACCAAGTGGGAGCGGTTGAACTCATCGGTGTGACTGATCCCGTAGGCCTTGTTCTTGGCGTAGGTCTCCACTGCATCCTGAATCGCCTGTGGGGTCATCACCTTGCCCTTGTTGGACTCAGCGATCATCTTGTCGATGCGTGCCTTCACATGTGGACGGGAAGCGTAGGAGGCCATCCAGCTCTCGATAATGGCTGTCTGCAAACCCTCGTTGCTCCCAAACTTGGCCCGGTGGATATTCTTGGCCGCATCAGAGTAAACGTTAGGGATGTAGGAGCCTTCGTGGCGGGTCGCGCCGAGCACGTTGGTGGCCCGTGGATTCCCGAACTGAGCCGGGTTGTGTAACAGGTCCAGCTTGCGGTCGTAATGGGTCTTCAAGGCGTCCATGAGTTTCACCTCACCGGGAGCCAAGTCGGCCTTCTTGCGACCTGTGGAGTCCTCAAGGGCCTCAGCGACCCGACGATAGGCCAGCTCCATGTCAGCCTGACGGCCACCTTTGGAGTTCGCATAACGAGCGTCGTCGATTGCCTCGTGGACCGCTGAGACGATGTTGTTGTAGCTCACATGGTCCTGACCCTTGATGCGCTCAACGATGTCCGAGGCGGTGGCCCCAAACTTACCGTTAGAGCCCGAGGTGGTCCCTGTGGTTGAGCGGAACAGTTGGTTGCCGATGTCCCGTACCGCTGGGTTCTCGGAACGGTTCAGCGTGTAGCCGATCTCAGTGAAGCCACCCATGGTTGCCCCACGAGCAGCTCGCTCAGCTTCAGGCTCAAGGGCCGCTGCCATAGCGATGGTCTTCGGATTGATCGGAGAGCCACCGGACAGAACAGAGCCATCAGGCATCCGTACTGCACCAGCCTCACTCGGATGGTCAACCCAACTGTGGCCATTCCATTCCATGATCTGATCGGAGTCATGCCAACCCATCTTCGAGGGGTCCTCAGCGCCGACCTGACGGGCAGTCTCACGGGACTCCAAGCGCATGGCTGGGCCAGCATACTCGTTAGGCAATGCCGACTCACCATGGCGCGCTAAGGTGGACTCAAGAGCCTGATCGGACATCTCAGTTCGACCCAATGGGAAGGCACGGGAAGCGATACGGTCGATCAGTGCAGTCAGCCCGCCACCGATGAGAGCACCACCGACCATTGCGGTCGCGTAGTGGCCTTCGATCCCTGTGGTTTGCTCACGGAGACCTTCCGAGGCCATGGCCAGACCACCCGAGTACAGACCCGTCTTGACCACCCGGTTGATGAGCTTACCGCCTGACGCACCGGGGATCGGCACGTAGGTCAGTGGGTCCACACCGGCACCGGCAAACCCTGCAACGATCTGGGCTGAAGTGGAGGTGCCATAGAGACGCTTCTGTGCCTCCATGTTCTCCTTGGCGAGCTGGATACCTTGAGGGATCGCAGCCCGGTTGCCTCGGGTGTAGTCCACGACGAAGCCGTACATCTTCGGGTCGATCCCAGCGTCACGCATTTGCTGGAAGTCGGAGTCATCCCAAGTGTTCGTGTCGAAGGACTTATGCCAGTCAACCGGGTCCACGATGTCCATCTTCACGTTACGCATAAGCTGACCCAGCGAACTGGTGAACAGCTCAGATTGGATAGCATCACCTGTGCCCTCGAACCAACCTTGAGGGGCCTTGCGGTGATCGAACTCGGTCTGCGCAAAGTCAGCCCGTGCGGTATCTGGTTCCTGCCCCTTTACGCCCATGTTGCCCAGCTCAGGGAGAACCCCACGTTGGACTTTAGGGGCTGCCGTCACGCCTTGGGTTGCACTATCGAACGAGACGGCTGGAGCCTTTGGGGAGATGCCCGGATCGGTCACCCCCAAGCCTTGGAACAGTTTGGCCGAAGGGGAATCCCCAGCGACACTCACGAGGTTCTGCATGTACTTGCGACCCTCTTCGGAGATCTTCGAGAGATCCCCAGCGTCCAGAGCGGCCAACTGAGGGGCGCCCAAACGGCCTTCCCCTTGGTTGTACGCAAGGGCAGCCTTCAGGTAGTCGCCGTGGTATTTGCCCACGAGGTCCTTAGTGAACGCAGCAGCCGCATTGATCGACTTCTCAGGGTTGTAGAAGTCCTCTTCAGAGTTCAGCCCATAGGCCTTGCCAGTGTTCTCAGTGAACTGACCGAGACCACGGGGTCCCGTTGGGGACTTGGCGTTAGGGTTAAAGCTGGACTCGTTGAAGATCTTCTTGTGCAGGTATTCGTAGCTGACTTGGTTGCGGTCAGCAGCGTCACGGATCATCCCATCGTAGGGAGTACCGGACTTCTGGAGTGCTGCATATTCTTCGTCGCGATTCATTAAGTTCTCCTTGGGTTATCGTTTCGTGGCGGCACCTCCACGGTTGTAAATGCCACCGTTCTTGAACGTCTCGTAATCCTGTTGTTGCTTCATCGCTGCCTCAGTGGCTGCCTTGTCCCGCTTAAGGGTCTCGGTGGCCTGACGTTCCTTGTAGATCGTCTGAAACTGTTCCTTCGAGATGGTCATGCGCTGGCCATTGAAAGAGTGAATCACGATGTTCCCGTTCGAGGCCGTGATGCTGCGACCGGTCTGGCCCCACACGGAATCCTTAGCGAGGCCCACGAGGGTCTCATCGAGAATCTGGCGACCCGCTTCCCACGACTGGGTGTTATCAGGGTCAACCTGAAGGTCTGCCTTTGCGAGCATCCCATGGGCGTCAGTAGCCTTGCCCCAGCCACGGTCCTCGCTGAAAGAAACGGTGTTCTTCTTGAGGTACTCAGTCACTGCACGGGAGGCAGCAGAAGAGTCACCGGTGAGGCTACGGTGCGCGTCATACACAGCACGCCCGATGGTCTCGAACTGGGCCGGTAGGTTGGTCAGCTCAGCGCTCGATGAATCGTTCTTAACGGCTGCCCATTGCTCATCTGCAAACTTGCGTTCGTCCTGAGACTGGCCCTTCTTGCCTGCCTCTTGGGCGATCAAGATGTTCGGGTCGAGGTTCATGGAAGACATCAAGTCCAGCTTGGCCAGAAGACCAGCTTGCTCAGGGTAGAGCTGACTGATGAGGGAAGGGTTCTGTGCGTAGACACGCTGAAGCTCAGTGATGCGCTTGAAGCCTGTGGCATCACCACGGACCACAGCACCAGCCCACTCATTCGCAGAGTCATCCACGAGGGTCTTGAAGGCAGCCTTGAAGGGACCCTTCTCGTAGTCCGCCTGTAGCTTGGCGAGCTTCATCTGGTCCTTCTGTTCCTGAGGGATGCCCATGGCGTCGATCATCTGCAACTTCTTGGCTGCATAGGTCGCCATGTCGCTGTCCTTGTACTCGCCAGTGTTGGCGTCCACAGGGAGGAACTTAGGGTTGACCGAGATGTTCTCACCGGCCTGACGACGCTCATAGGCTTGGTCGATAACCATCAGGCGGTTGTCCGCTTGGGCTCTCGTTTCCAGTTCCTTGTTGGCCACCAGCGACTGACGCTTAACGGCTTCGATCATGGAGGCCTTCGCCTGAATGAGCAACTGACGTTGTGGCGTCATCTGGTCACCCTGTTGGACCCAGTTGTTCTCCTGTTCGAGCTTGTTGAGCTTCTGCCAGCCAGCAGCCGGGTCAGCATCAGCGGTCGCATTTGCGAGGCCCAGCATGAACCCTTCAGTGCGCTTAGCGTTACGAGAGTAGGCCTCGGTGTTCGCCTTGGTGATGAGGTTCTGATAGACCTCGGGACCTAAGAGGTTCTCAACGGATTGTTCGCCGCCGAGCACCTTGATCTTCTGTTGGCCGAAGTTCTTCAGGAACTCACCACCACCGTCCTTGGTGATCGCATCGTTCGCCAGCATGACCATCGAGTCCACTGCCTGCTTGTCCGATGGGAACCCACCGTTCTGCAAGCCTTGGTTGATGTAGTTGCTGACGATGTACGCACCGTCCTTCGACCCGAGGATCTTAGGGTCAGCCATCATCGGTTGAAGATCGTTGCGAGCCTCCAAGGCCGCTTGGGCCTCAAGGTTCTTCGAGATGTGCTGGTTCTGGATGTCGTACAGGGCAGCGTTACGCTGAGTGATGTCGGAGTCGAAACCCCGCTTGTAGTTGGTATCGTTCGGATCAATGCCCGAGGACTCAGCGTACTTCAGCCGGACATCCTCAAGGCGGGTCTGACGGTACTCCTGCATCTCCTTGGTGGTCTTGAAGTGGCCAGCCTGTACCTTCGTCTGGATCTCCGAGTCCACCTCATAGGCAGCGTTACGGCCCGTCTTCTCGCTGAGCTGCATCATGGCCATCGGGTCATCCTTGTACAACAGGGTCCCGTCTTGAGTGGCTGCACGACGTTGCTCAGGAGTCATCGACCGGATGATCTCGTTAGAGCGCTCATCGGCTGTCTTACGTTGGTTCGCCTCGTACTGCCCGAAGGCCTCCACGCCGGTTGACATGAAGGTCCTCATGGATTCAGCAAGGCCGTTAGACCCTCGTGGTGCTTGGACCTGAGTGGCCCCAATGGAGGCTACACGGCCCTTGGCCTGATAACCCACATCACCTTGTTGCTGGATACTGCCGAGCGCTTGCCCGATTGCTGATGCCATTATGCTGTCCCCTTAGTGGGCGCCTTGGAGTTCTTCATGGAAGAGGCCATAGAGGACCCTGCCGCGTAGCCACCGACGCCTGCCGATACGATGTTGAGAGCGTCCGCGACCTTCGACCCACGAACTGCCGAGACGGAGCCTCGAAGATTCGCCTTGGTCTGGTCCACGTTGGCCACACGGTTCTGAAAGATGGTCGCGTAGTCACGATCATAGTTGTCCAAGATCGCCACCTTGTTGGCCGAGGATTCATTCTCCACAGCGTTCTGTAGGCGGTCCATGGTGTTCCCTTCCAGACCAGACTCACCGATGGCCGCTCTGATGGTCCCGCGATTACGCAAGGCGGTCAGGTTGGTTTCAGTGAGCTGTGCCCGAGCCTCATCGTTCTTATCGACGGTCTCCAGCTTCATGTCGTTATCAGCGCGGTTCATGGCGATAACCTGTTCGCGCATCCCTAAGCGTCGTGCATCTTCAGCAGCACCCTCAGCTTTAGCTTTGCCTGAGGCGCTCATTGCTGCACCCGCTACGGCTACAACAGCCATGCCAATGGAAACTGGTTCGCACATAGCGATCTCCTTATAGCCAGAATTGACGGAATGGATGGCCAGCCGGACTGTACTCTTGGTAGAACCCGTAGGTTGCTCCAAGGGCGTCCAGCAGCCTCCTGTGTGTGTCGTTGTGCTCGTACACGAAGTTGGTCATCTGTTCCTTGACCATCCACGTCCTGCACCACTCAAGGTGCCCTTTGAGGATCTTCAGCATCTCGACCCGTTCCCGCTTCGTCAGCTCATCGACCCAAGTGGTCGTCACGAACCACAGGCAGCCATTAGAGCCACCCGTAGCGAGGACGTTACCGTTGTGAATGATGGACCGACTGGTCTCATCGAGAGACCTTGCGAGGACTGTGGGGAGCGAACGACCTTCGATGTTGCGATTGAATTCGATCAAGTCATTCGCCGAGATGAATCGTGCGGCTTCCTCAATCATTTCCTTAGTGGTTGCCACAAGAATCATACGGTTAATCTCCTTGAATCCGGTATATGTGAGGGGTTTTAGATCCCGCTGGAACGACGCAGATAGTTGCCCTCGAAGCCTCCACCGATGACGTTCAGTGGGTTGGGTGTCGAAGAGAAAATGCTCACACGTTGCTTCATGGCGTTGCCTGTCACCGGGAACTTGAACTGACCAGTGCCCAGCGAGAACTCACCAAGTCGCAGGTCGTTACCCAAGCGGCCACCGGACATCGTGTAGACGAACTCAGTCGAGGACCCGTTGTTCACGTTGATCTCGAACGCACCGGACTTCTCGTAGTTCAACCACGCACGACGAAGCTGGAGACGCCCGATGTCCTCGGTCGCAGTGGTCCCATCATCAGCGGTCTGCTTGATGAGGAACTTCGAGAACTCGTATTGGAACGTGTACTGACGGCCCACGATGAACCATTGCCCACGACGGTCACCAGTCAGGTACAGGTACGGGTCGGAAGCCCAGCCAGCAACAGGCGCTGTGTGCTCCTCAATGACCCCTTGGGTGTCCACGGTGTAGACCGAAGTGGAGTTATGAGGCAGGCCCCCCCAGATAGCCGTAATGGACATAGAGGACCGGTTGAGGTCTTCGTTATAGACGCTACACAGTACCTCGACCTTGCCGTCCATGTAGGTCCGATAGGGTTCCCGAACGAAGTCCTTGGTGAACGCGGTGAACTCGATGCGCTCCATTACGATCCCTTCAGAGCGGTCAACCATGAGGTACATGTAGGACCCGATAGAGGCACACGCAAGGATGCGATTGACCACACCGAACTCCCAGTACGACCACGCCTGTTGCACGATCTTCTCGTCGATGAACAGGAACTTGTAGATGTAGACCTTCTGTTGGTCACCGGCTGACAGGATCGTCACGTAGTTTTCAGTGCCAGAGCCATGCAGGTTGAACACACCGTTCTCGATGTAGCTTGGAACGTGTGCCGATACATCCTCAGCGTTCTTCACGTCAGATACGTCCTGCACGGCGTAGTACCGTTTGAGGCTCGTATAGGCCGCACGAGGAGCCGAGAAGTACACACCACGGCCAATGCCATAGGGTCTCGCTGAGTCCTGCACGTCGAACTCCGTGGTCAGGTTCAGTTCCACCGTCTTGGGACTCAAGATCCCTTGGGAGGCCATAACGAACTGAGCTTGGTCAGACCACAGCAGCAACTGTTCAGAGAACGGAACGGCGTACTTCAGGATCGACACACGGTTGTGGGAGACCGCCACGTCAATCGGGTCGTCATCACTCAGGGTCGCCACGCTTGGCGGGAAGAAGTTGAAGTACCGAGAGGTGCGGGACAGGATGACGTTCTCGCCGGACAGGAAGCCCAAGCGGTTCCGAAAGAAGAACACGTCATTGATCGTGCCGTCCACGAAGGAAGGCAGAGGGTTGGTGTTGTCATCCCCAGCGTGACGGACTTCCCAGTTGGGCATAACCCAGTCGAAGTTGCCATCGGCTGCACGGACCAGAGCACGAGGCATGGTCGCGTGATTCATCCCACGGTCGATACCCGGCTTCTCAATCTCACGCCAGACCTTCGCAGAGCCATCGAAGCGAGACCAGTAGTTGTCACCCGAGCGGGTAGCCTCACCGGTGATCTCCACGATGTAGCCATCCGGTGCCTGTGCTGGCAACTTGTTGAACGACTGGACCTGAGCAATGAAGCCATTGATTAGCTGGTCAGCATAACCGTCAGCCGTCTTGATGGTCGTGATGCCAGTGGTCCGGCTCACTTGAATCCAGCCCTGACCGGCCACCGCCGAGATCCCATAAGGTGCCCCGTTGGTGTTGATCTGGCCAGCGAGAACCACGGCGATACTTTGGGCGTCCATTGCGGAGACCATAGCGGGCAGCTCAGCGTTCGTCCCAACCCCTGAAGGCAGCGCGTAGTTCGCCACCAGCAGTCCGTCGATGATGACCTGAAGGGTCCGACCGTATTGGCCACCACGAACCGCAATGAGTCCTCGAAGGTTGAGTGGACCGTAACCTGCCCATGCACCCACCCCAGAGGCCCGTACAACGGTTCTACGGTTCACAACGAACGTGTAGTCGGCCACGGTAATCAAACGCAACTCAGTGCGCGGTGAGGCCGTATTGGCGTACCCGTCGTAGCCACGGACAAGGTAGTTGTTCCCCTTCAGGTCATAGATGGCAATGCCTGAGCCGGTCATCACCATGTAATACTGTTCGGTCGCATCTCGGTTTACCAAGTGGACCAAAGGGGCAGCCCCAAAGGCGCCCGGTGTGGAGAGTCGTTTGATGAACGTGGACGGTGGCCGCTTCTGGAGACCTTGGGACTCCGAAGACCAGCCATTAACCTGTTCCTGTCCTTGGTTGGGGAACCGAAGGATGTCCGGCTGTTGCGAGATGCCCCCTTTAAGGTTCTTGATGCTTTGTGATACGAGACCCATGGAGCCCTCCTTAGCGGGTGAGTTGTTGAACGAATACGTCGCCGTCCAGCATGTTGAATTCTCCGAAGTCCATTTCATATTCCATGCAGGAACGGTAAGCCTCATCGACCTCCACCTGAAGGGCAGCTTCGATCTCACCAGCACCGAAGAACCGCATGTTGAACTTCTGGCTGGCCTTGGCCACGATCCACGCACGGAAGCACTCAGGCATCTCCGAGTAGTCCTTGAGGCGGATCATGTCCACCTGAATGGGGTCCGCGAAGACATCGGTGTTGTTGGTCCGGTCAAAGACGTAATCCCCACGCTTCACGTAAGGGGTCCCACCAGAGACCGTAATGCGCAGATAGTCAGAGCTGTACGGGATGAACCCAGAGAACGCATCGGGGGTCAGTAGGGCACCCTCTTCGATGTTGAAGGTCCACCCCTTGGATTGAACTTCACGGTTGACGTTGTTCAGGATTCGCCGACAGTTCGCCACGTCCGCGTTAGAGTCCCCTTCAAGGGAACTTACGGGGCTCTCACCGATGGCTGCCAGCATGTCGTTAATGGCCGAGAGTTCCTCAGGGGACTCAAGGGTTGCCTCAACTGAGCGCATGAAACCTCCTTGTTTGGTTACGAAAAAAAAACCCTCCAGATTCCCTTAAGGGAGCCCAGAGGGTTTTTGGTTTAGCTCACAGTCAGGTTGCAAGTAGCCGTGAAGTTTCCATCGACGGTTGTGCAAGTGATGACGGTGGTGCCTGCTTTGATGCCTGTTGCTACACCAGTGCTGGATACTGAGGCCACGGTCGGATCGCTGGAGACCCAAGTGACGGACTTATCGGTCGCATCAGTTGGGGAAACGGTCTGAACGATGTTACGAGTTGAGCCAACGGCCACTGTCGAGTTCATCGGTGAGACGGTCACCCCAGTTACTGCGACTGTGCTCAGCCCTTTGTAACCACCAATGCACCAGCAGCTTCAGGACGCAGACCGCCGTGACCCATCGCGTACTTGCCGATGATTTGGTCAGCTTGGAAGTTGGCACGACGGGCACGTTCCAGAGCCATGTCACGCAGCTTGACGGTGCCGACAGCCGAACGGTGGTTGAACAGGCCAACCAAGTTATCAACAGCAACACGAACGTCACCCACACCGGACACAGCCGGGAAGGCGTGCTTACGGTTGGTGCCAGCGAGGTCATCACCCGAACCACCGACCACGAGGTGTGGCACTTCGATGATGGTGAAGCCCATTACGTTGCGGATGTTGCCGGTTTCCGGGTCGATCAGAGCAGCGTAGTTTGCAGCGTTCGGCATCAGAGCCGAGAGGATGGCGCTGTAGTCTTCCGGGGCGCAATAGAAGAAACGGTCGCTGGCAGGAACATAGTTCTTGGTCAGGTCCGCACGGGCCAGAGTGAGGCCTTTCAGGATTGCTTTACCACGGAGTTCTGGATCAGTCAGAGCCGAGGCCAGACCGATGGTGCGGACCGAGGCCTTGCCCAGACCGGCGATGTTCTCGTCCGATGCAGCAGGCAGGTTGCACAGCTTGGCCATTTCAGACAGTACGGCACCGTCAGCGGAGATCGCCAGAGCTTCACCCAACTGAGCCGAGTATTCGCTCGACACGTCGTAGTGGTTCATTGCGTCTTCGATGTCGAAGATCAGTACATCAGAGGTCAACAGACCGTCGATGGTGATGACTTTTTCGGTGTGCTTGATCTCGCCACGCTTGTCATCGAGGTTCTCACCCGGTGCCAAGTAGTAACCAGCAGTACGACCCATGACCGGGAACGAAGCAGACTTGCCGCTTTGAATGGTACGGACCATGTGTTTGTCCATGGTGACGGAACGACGCTTGAATGCAGTCAGAACCTCGCCACCGAAGACCTTCAGGAACAGGGCCAGTTTATCGGAGTTCGATACGCCTTTACCGTTGTCTTTACCGACGTTTTGCCCAGTAGTACCAGCCATTGATTACTCTCCTTGTATTGAATTTTAGGCACAGAGAAACCCTGAACCCTTCATGGGCTCATGTGGTCTCTCGGTGTATGTGAGGGTTTTTAAATCAGGGTGTTACATCAAGGCCACTTTGGCCCGAACGCTGTCGCGGTACTTCGGATCGGTCTGATAACGACGGTCAGACATTGCTGCCACCATCTCGTCAGCCGACTTGTACTTCTCCACGGTCGGAGCTTGGGCACGTACAGCGCCACTTGCCGGGGCCTTAGCGGCCACGTTACGGGCTGGGGGTTTACCCAACTTCGCTTGACGACCCGAGGTGGCCAAGTTGATGGTCGATTTGATCGCCTTCAGGTCTTGACGCTCGATGGCCTCATAGAGGGTGTCCAACGAGTCCGGGTTGGTTGCCTTGATGTGTGCCACAATGGCGTTGAACTTTGCTTCACCACCAGCGTACTGCACGATCTTGGCAACGTAAGTTTCTGCAAGGGCTTCCTGCCCCTGAATGAAGCTATCAACGAAACCTTTCGAGTAACCAGCCTTGGCCAGTTGCTCATACGAGTCCTTCGAGAGTTCGTTGTCGTTCTCGTACTCCTGTTCGATACGCTCAGCCACGTCCTGTGGCAGACCATCAGTCACAGCCTTGGCGCGCATCTCTGCGAAACCATTGCTGTACTCGCCGATCTGGGTAACAGCAGCTACCAGTTCAGCGTCGGGTTCAGGCAGAACCTCGAACTCACCTTCGATTGCCGCTGGCTCGTTCTCGTCGGTTTCATCACCGACCTCCAGTTGCTCGTCATCGTCGGTGCCTTCGGTGTTAATCTTGATCTCGAAACGACCCTCTTCGTCTTCCTCTTGGGAGACCTGAGTGTCATTGCCGACCAGCTCGATGGAGTCATCACCATCACGGGCCGCTACGTCCATCGCCAACATTGCCTGACGGTGATCGTCGATACTGTCGCCAGTGATTACCGCATTGTGGACGCCAAACTGAGCATAAGGGGATTCAGACATTAAGGTCTCCTAAAGGGTTCTTGAGAGGTTGTCTCTCGGTGTATGTGAGGGTTTTTAATTACATCGACACACCAGCGGCGTCCATAGCCCCTGATGCTGCACCTTCGTCTGCCGTTGCGAGCTGACCAGCGCCTTGACCAGCAGTTGCCGCCATGTTCTCCATGCCAGTACCCACAGCCTGTTCCGCCTGTTTCCGTGCCTTGTCTTCTGGAGTGAGCAAGAGGCCGGACGTGTCGATCCCGATGGCGTTGGCCAAACGGATCTTGATGGTGGACAGATTGAGGTCCGGGTCGGCTGCCAGTGGGGCGACCATTCCGAGGGCCTGAAGGTATTGCGTCAACTTGTCGAAGTCCTGACCACGACCCAGCGCTTCCACACCGGTACTCACAGTTGGCTCCACGGCCTCTTTAGGGAGGTCAGGGATCTGCGAGGTGGCTTGGAGCTGGTTCAAGAGGACTCGAACGATTGGCAGTTGCAGCTCTTGGGACAGGATCGAATAGACCCCGCCAAGTGTCGCTTCCAGTTCACTGGCAACATACCGAATCTCTTCGGCGGTCACTCGTTCACCTTGGCGTTGCACTGCACTGTTCAACATGAACACGTAACTCAAGCGGGCCTCAATGGCATCCGCTACGGACTTGGCGACACTGAAGTCAGCGGCCTTGTCCAATTGAAGGAACTCGATGTCACTCTTTCGGCCAGGTACGAATGCACCGGTCTGGGCTTTAACCAAACGACGAACCTGAGTGATCCCGTTAGGGTTCACCAAGCCAATCACCTTAGAGGCGATCATGGAGAACTTAATCATGGCCTCGTGGAGGTTCTCAAGGGAGTTCAGGTCCCCGAGGTACTCCTCGACGTGGCTCCGACCGTAGTGCTCACCGTCCCGTTTGGTCCACCTTACGGCGATCCATGGGAGGGCATCAGCAGGGTATTGGCCGTCTGTGCCTTCGATCTCCTGACCGTCAATCTCTTGGTAGCTCAGGAAGTCACCCGACTCATCATCACGATAGATGTGGGTGTACACTTCGATCTCTTCCTCGGGCTTATGATCGCCGTCAAGGGAAGTACGGATGTCCTCAGGGAGGGCCGCAAAGGCCACCTTGTCGAGGGTCACGATCTGAAGCACATTACCGAACGCATCACGCTGGACCACATGGTTGTGGAGTGTGTACAGCTTCATGGGGTTGTACCCATTGGCAGCAGCATCAGGCGGTGGCAGATAGATCAAACCAGAGCCCACAAGGACCAACTGACGGATCAGCTCAAAGAGCGTCACACGGTAACTGTTGGCGTCCATGTAGGACATCATAATCCGCTCGACCATGCCAAGGCCCTGTTCGATCATTGCGAGTTCTTCAGGGTCCGTAACGAGTTGCTTGGCCTGCCATTCGGAGACCTTCAACTTCATCCAGCTTTGAAGCGGGAACAGCGCCATCATGACCTTAGCGCTCAGGTTCGACAGACCACGGGCACCCACCGCTTGATACGGGGTCGCATAGTCAGTCGAGGAGTTATCTGAGGACTTGGGGAACAGTGACGGGATGGTTACTTTCGCGCAGTTCTCTGCACGAGTTTCGTAAGGGGCTCGATCCGATTTGAGCCGTTCGTAGATTGGTGCGGCTCCTTCCTCGGCAAGCCCTTGGCGTTTCTCAGCCATGGGTCATTGCCTCCTTACAAGTTCAGGCCAGTACCACTCGACCGGGCCACAGACAGGGAACGCTTACCACGAGCAGCAGCGGCCTTCTTGGCGGCTTCCGTATCACCCTCGTCAGTACCATCACCTTCCTTCTTGGCGGTCTCCGTGGTCACCTGAGTGACGACTGGAGCGGGTGCCGCTTGTTGCTGTGGAGCGGGTGCCGCTTCGGTCTTCGCAGTGTCATCACCACGACCAGCCAGAGCATCACCGACAGGGTCCGGCAAGCCAGTTGCTTTGGACACAGCACCAGTTACCTTGGACACAACCTTTTTAATCTTCTTGAAAAAACCCACAGGGCCTCCTTAACGTTTCAGTGCCCGCTTAACAGCAGGGGATTTTTTGATAGGCGTCACCTTAGAGGCGCCCGTGTCGGAAGCTGTAGCGGCCTGACTACCTTCGCCGGTCTCCACAGTGGCCTTGTCGATCTTGAGGGACTTCAGACCCGATGTGGTCTCACCCTTGTCGGTTGTATCGTCAGCACCATCACCGAACTCAGCACCCTTAGGCGCCTCCAAGAGCATCGGTTGTGGGGCAGCCTGTTGGTCCGAGACCTTGGGCTGTTTCATTTTGGATTTGAAGCACATGAATCACTCCTCCTGTTCTTCCGGTTGCCTCTGCGACTCCTCCATGAGTTCAATGACTTCACAGACTGATGTGCAGCATTCAAGGAACCCCAGAATCCATTGCTCCGAGTAGCCTGCCTTTCGGAAGTCTTCCATGACTCCTGTACGGATCAAGTAGGCCGGGTTAAGGCGCACCTGAAGGTACTGAGAGGATGCTGGAGGGATGTCTGGGATGTCGTCCGGGTGGTCGATGAAGTGTTGAATTTCCTTCAGCATTAATGCCTCCTCTTTAAGGATCTTTAAGGTTTAAGTTTCAACCCCATAGGCCACTCTCGGTGTATGTGAGGGTTTTTAATTCCTCACCACCTGAATGGCCTACAGTGGATTAGCTTATGGCTTACCAGAACCCCGCAAGGACCCCAACGGACCACACCAATGCAGCCCCAAGGCCCATCAGTGCGAAGTCGTATTGGTTCATTGTGGAGTCCACAGGATTGGCTTCTGGGTATCGAAGTTCCAATCACAAGCCCGCAGAATGCGAGCCACTTGAGCTTGAACAAGGAGGTCATCCGCGCTCATGCCCTTGGATGCAGCAAGCGACACAATGCAATCCCAAAGGGTCGGCGCTGGTTCGCTTGCGGCTGGTTCCCACTCGGACAGTTTGAAGCTGTCCCAATAGGCAACCTCTTGGCCCTTCCGTGGGCCGGACTTCATGACCTTAGTGGCCTCGAAGTACATCACTGGGTCCTTCAGGAATTCCAAGGCGGTTTCCTTACCGACCTGTGGAACGCCACCGTAGCCATCCGTGGTGTCGCCCATGAGGGTCTGAAGCATGTGCCAATGATCGGCGTCATCTTCACTGTTCTTCACCAGCACCTGATTGGTCAGCCAGTAGAAGTAACCGGGGATCGTGTTGAAGTCCTTGTCGCACGAGATGATGATTACTCGGTCGCATCCTGCAAGTTCCGGCTTGGTGGCCAGAATACCCAAGACATCATCACCCTCCACACCGTCCCACTTAAAGGTCACCTCAGGGCCGTAGTGGTCCATGATGGCCTCGCAGAACGCTGGGTAACCCACAGGCTTGCGCTTTCCTTTGCGGTTCGCCTTGTAGCTCTCAAGCACATCCTTGCGCCAGTTGTTCTCACCTGACAGGATCGCCAAGTCCTTAAAGACCAGCTCGTAATCCTTGAGCTTGGGCCACTGTTTCAGCAGGGCCTTTTCGATGTCCTTGGTGATGGTCTTGATGGTCCCAAAGAGAATCCCTCGGGCCTTCTTGTGGTCACACTCAAGTGTCCATACGTCGTCACCCCAGTCCATCTCCGACTCAGCGGCAGACATGGAACTGAAGATCAGATAGTCGAGGTCGAGACCCAGACCGATTACCATCCGTGGTTTGTTACTCATTACACTGCACCTCCATGGTCAGACAGGAACACTTGCCCCTTCGTGGTGAGACTCCACACGCCCATGTTCCGGCCATCGGTGCGAATGCACGAGATGTGGCCACGGGAAGCCGCCTCAGAGACCAGTGCAGCGTTGCGGCGATAGAAGTCCGATTGGAATGTACGGGCCTCGCGTTTGATGTCGTAGAGGACCTTCAGGTACGGACCCATCAGACACACCCCGCATCCCAGCCGGAAACGATACGTTCGCCGAAACTGGTGGGAATTGGAGAGTTCACAGGGGCGCGAATACCGGTGCGCTTGCTGGCACAGCCTGAGTTCGTGTTGCGCTCAGCCCGTACACAGTTGGTCTCGATGCAGCCCTGACAGTTACGGGGCGCCTTGCTCACCTTGAAGTCCACCTTAACGGGAGCCACACGGGAACCCTTGGGCAGTTCTTCACGGATCAGGTCCGCCAAGTCACGCTTGAGGGCATCCACGACGATGACCTTGAGGCACTCCTCATCGGTCTTGTCACTGGCCATCAGGTCGAGCATGAACTGTTCCCGCTTGGTTACCTTGTAGCCTTCGGGGATCTTCGCGTCAGCCTTACGGGCCTCACGGAAGTCGGCCAGCATTTCACCAGCCAGCACCATGCGAATGTCAGTCGAGATTGTTGCGTTCAGCGTGATCGCCATTGAGGTCTCCTTAGTGGCACTCGCGCCACGTTGGGCCGATCTTGCCGTCTGTATCTAATGGGCACCGGAAGTCGAAGGACTCGCCGATGGTTCGTATTGCCTGCTTGGACACTTCAAGGATCAGCTCACCGATGGCAGGCGTCCGTGCAGCGATCTGGAGTTCATCGTGAACCCAAGCCATGAAGCAGAAGTCACCGACAGATTCCGTTCCGTCGTCGTTCATTACCATCCAACCGTGGCGTAGGCCGTGGTCTTCCAGCAGGATGCGTTCAACCTCGACGACCCATGCCTTGCAGATGACTGCCCCAGCGGACTGGAGGAGAGCATTGAGGGCACTGTGAGCCGACCGGACGTGGATCTTGCGACCATCAAGGCCCTTGATCCACCGACGCTTCCACTTGATGTCGTACTTCTTGGTCACCCGGTTGTACGACTGGGATGTGATGAGGGCGTCCTCCAAGGAATCCTTGAGGGACTTGATGACTGGGGTGTTCTCAAGGAAGGACTTCTTCAGCTCCTTACCCCGCTTCGCACCACCACCCACAATGGACCCGATCTTTCCATCACCGGCCCCGTAGAGGAACGCATAGATGAACGTCTTGGCATTGTCTCGCCATGAGTCATGCTGATGGTTCTTCTTGTCGCGGATGGTCCCAGCCGGAACGATGCCCGCAGAGAGCGCATTGGCCCAGTGAACATCACCGTCGAGGACCTCAAGGACATACGCACCGTTGTCAAACTTGGCACCGAAGTGACCCAGACAACGAAGCTCAAGCCCAGAGGCGTCCACACCGGCCTGTACGACCTGTTCCCAGCCCGGTAGGTGCTTGGCGTAGGTTGCCCCAAAGAGGAACCGACATTCAGGCCCGTATGGGCTCTTAGCGGCTGGCACCTGACCCATGTTGGGATAGCTGTGGGTCGCACGGCCCGTTACGGCACCGTTAGGGTTGATCGAACCGTGGATGAAGCCATCAGGACCGATGTACTTGAGCCACGCTTTGTCACCCTCAGCGATCTGGCCGATCCGCTTTTGCACCATGAGGTACTCTTGGATCAGCTTGATGCAGGCCATCTTGTTCGCATCGTCTACGACCACACCCTCAAGGGTCTCATCGTCTACGACCGGGGCGCCCTTGTCCGTGAACTCCGTGGGTTCCCATCCAGCATCCTTAAGGACCTTGATGAGGCACGGGCGGGACGTAGGCTGGAAGACCACCAACTGGATCGGTGTGTACAGGCAGCCAGCAACATAGAGTTGCTTATTGAGGGTCTTCCCATCAGCGTTGTAGTCAGCCGATCCGGCCTTAGCGACCTTCACGAATGCGTACTTGTCGAGCGGCTTTCCGGTTGTCGGATGAGGGAACGGCTGTGAACCACCCTTAGGCTCGTACCACTGACCGAACGTGTCGATCAACTTCACCAGAAGATCCGAACGACGTGCTGCCAGTTCCATGTAAAGGCGCTCAGCACCCTCAGCATTGAACGGGAAACCGTTACGTTCCATCTGGGCCAGCGTCCATGCTGCATCGTGCTCCAACCGTACCGCACGAATCCCTTCAGGGCTCGCAAAGTAGTACGGATCTTCAAGGAACTTGCGGATCAACTTGGTGGTTACGCGAACGTCCTGTACGCAGTAATCCATCATGTCTTCGTTGAAGCACAGCCACTCAGTGCCGTCCTCGTAGATCTCGCCAGAGGCCTCTACGGCCTTCTTGAAGTCATGCTTGTACTCGCCCTTCATCTCACCCAAGCGATAACCCCAAGCCTCCAAGGCGTGGCTACCATAACGGGCACCGGGGATGATCCCACGGCGTAGAAGACCCGCATCGGTCTCCTTGAGGTTCGAGTGCATCAGTCGGGACAACACGAGGGTGTCGAGGATGCGTTTACGAGGGATGTTCAACCGTTTGCCCGTGAGTTCCCGCTTCATGCGGTCAAGGGCCGGGATGTCGTACTTGATCCCGTTGTGGAACACGATGAGCCCGTCAGGCTTCGCCGCTTCCATTTCCAGAGCCCTGATGTACGCCAGCACATCGTCGGGTCTGTAGCTGATGGTCTCGCCAGTGAAGTAGTCTTCGGTCACACCACAGTGGAACCTCAGGTCTGGCTTGTCGAGGAGTCCATTTGCCTCGATGTCGGAAATTAACATGGGTCTCCTTTATGCTTTGGTGACCGCCTTCACTGGCAGCCAGAATCCTGTGTTATCCGTGCCTGTGCCAAACCGAACGATATGGCCATGGACGGAGTGTTTCTCCACGCAACGAGCGATGAAGTACCGGCCTTCCCAGAGGTCACGACGACGACGGAAGGTATGACCAGCCGGGGCATAACGCAGGTCGCCAACCACGAAGCGCTCACCAGCTTGAATATCAGCGGCCTCGGTCAGCTCCTTGATCTTGGCAATCAACGGTGCCTGAATGTCCTCCATGAGTTTTCCCACGGCGTCATAGACAGGTTGCAGTGGGTCGGCCTTCACCTTGATCCACTTCGGTGGAGCGTTCTGATAGCTCTCATACGAGTAGCCCAGACTCTCAAGGAGCTGAGTGGCGTCATCGCCTTTGCGTACAAACTTGCGGACATCTTGAAGATCCATTGGTGCTCCTTGAGGGTGTGGTGAGTTGAACAAAAGGTCCCCTTTCGGAGACCCTTCAGTCACATCACAACAGGGCTTTCAGCTTGGCAGCACGGTCGGCCAGTTGTTCCGATTCGATGACCTGTTCGGTCGCCTTGGCTTCCAGTTCACGGACCGCGCGCGCCGCCTTGCAGCGGACCACAGCGGCCTTGATGCGGTTGTCACGGGCACGTTCGGTGGACTTCTTGGAGGCGACCACGAGGGAGGCTTGCAGTTTGGCCAGAACGAAGGTGTACAGTTTGACGATGCTCATAGTGGATCTCCTTAAAAGTCGTTGGGTTCTTCGTGGCCCTTCCAGTCAGACGGCTCATCGTCGTCCAAGCTTGGGGTCCACCCTTTGGGTTTCGCTACGAGTCGGCCAGAAACCTTGTCGTATTCCATGTAGCCAGCCACACCAGTGTCCCCAGTGAAGCGGCACTTGATGAGTCTGAAGCGGATCAGGTTGGGGTTCTCCCCTTGCTGGTTCCGTTCCACAGCGATGATCGTGTCACTCAACTGACGGAGACCGCCCGAGCCTCGAAGGTCCGTAGCGGTGACCGGGCGACCCTCTTCATGAGGCTTGCCTTTGTCAGGGTTCTTCAAGTGGCAGATGACAAACACGACGACGTTCTTCGTTTTGGCGAAGGTCTTCAGTTTGGTCATGAGCCGGTCGATCATCTTGCGTTCGTCGCTCTCACCATCCATGGCAGAGACAACAATCGAGATGTGGTCCAGTACGATGGCCTTGCAGCCTTCCACGTCAGCCATATAGCCGAGCTTGGCCAGCAAACGGTCTTCAGCGGATTCCGCGAAGGCATCGTAAAGGTGCAGCATGTTGCTCTCGAAGATCTCATCGAAGGCCTTGTCGAACATCTCTTCAGTGGTCTCATCCGGGTTCTGCCGCACACGGCTCCCGATGTGAAGGCCCACGATGTCCTGCACGGTCTCCTCTACGGACTCCTCAAGCATTGCCACGCCCACCGCAATCTTCGACTTATGGAACAGGTCGTAGACGTTTTGGCGGACGAAGGTGGACTTGCCGGAACCGCTCCCTGAAGTAATCAAAACGACCTCGCCCTCTCGGACTTCCTTGGTCATCTCACGCAACTCCTCGGGTCCCACAAGGGGCATCGAAGCGACGTGCTTTTTCTTCTTGATCCGTTCCTTGAGGGACTTCGCGGAGACCACACCGTCAGGCACGTAGGGCTGAGCATTCCACATGGCGTCTAAGACTGCCTTGCTGTTGCCCGCTACCAGTGCCTCGTTGGCGTCCTTGAAGCCTTGGATGGAAGCTATCTTGACCTTGCCCGGTGGCAGTGCCTCAGCGGCTTCCTGAGAGGCCAGACGACCCGGCTCATCCATGTCGAACATGAGGATGATCGTCTCGAACTGGTTAAAGTATTCGTAGTTGGCCGCACAGGTCTTCTTGGCGCTGGGCGCTCCGAGACCAATCGACACAACCGGGTACTTCCCTCCTTGGATCTGGGCCACCGACAGGGCGTCAATCTCCCCTTCTGTGACCACGATCATCCGCCCGCCATTCCAAAGCTGGCGTCCGAAGATGGACTTCACCGTGAGCTGACCAGCAGCCGAAAACTCCTTGTTCCGGTCGCGGATCTTTTGACCCGTTAGGTTGCCCGCAGAGTCGTAATAGTTGGCGATCTGAACCGTGTCGCCGAAGCGCTTACCAATCCAGTAACCATACTGACGACAAGTAGCTTCCGTGAGGCCTCGTGCCTTAAGGCCTTGAAAGACCCCTTGAGACTCGCCCATCCGTAGGCAGCCTTCGCCGATCTCCTTGGTGCCAGCGCGGTGACCTTCCGATCCCTCACCGGGCACATAGTGATTACAGACGAAGCAATGAACGTGTCCATCCGAATACACACCGGCTCCGTCGGAGCTGCCACATTCTTCGCATGGACAATGACGAATGAATACAGACGACTCCTGAGATTCATCAGTAGGTCCCATTAGGGCCACCGACCGGAACCTCCTGAGTATCAGGGTCCTTCACACGCCACGTCAGGTCGATGAACTTGGTCATCATCTTGTTGTAGCGGTCCTGAGAGTAGTCCTTGCGTACAGGGACCAGTTCGGACCAGTGCTTGGAACCTTGGAACCGGATGGTTGCCTCGTCGATGCCACGGGAGATCCCCGAGACGACGAACTGGTTCAGGTTGAAGTCGAATGCTTCCACGGCGTCACTTACAGACGGAACGTCGTACAGAACAACGTCGATGTCAGTGCCTACCAGTTTGAACCCACCGATCAGGCGGTCGCCCTTGGCTTCGTTGTAGATGCGGAACTTGACGAACTCGTAACCTGCCTGTTGAAGGATCTCCTCAACTTTCTGGTAGTCAGACGGCACGGTTGCGACAACGATGTCGATGTCCTTTGGAGGGACCCCGAAGAACGTGTCACGGGCAAACCCGCCACCAATGGTGCAGGCGTAGCCTTTGCTTTGCAGGAACTCAGTGAGATCAAAAGCACCTTGGACTGTTGCGCGATTTACAGACATGGTGTACTCCTATGAGAGAATGCGGTTAACACTAAGCCGACCACCAAGTTCCTTTAAGGAACCCAATGGGTCGGTCTCGGTGTATGTGAGGGTTTTTAACGGATCTGGTCCAACCACCACGACTTCACGTCGAAGCTTGGGCAGGCCTTACCGGGATTCAGGTCACGATGGCCAACAACGGGGAGGTCCTTATAGGCTCCCTCGTGGGTACGACCTTGGGTCATACCGGTGAGCAGCCCATTTAGGGCTCCGTACTGGGCATCGTTGAAGTTGGCTTCTGGGTTTCCTTTCTGGTCGATGCCACCGACAAGGCATATGCCAAGTGATGTGGAATTAAACCCAGCCACATGAGAACCCACAACATCATGGGGGCGACCCTCCTCGATAGAGCCATCGCGACGGATGACGTAGTGATAACCAACGTCGAGCCAGCCCTGTTGGACGTGCCACTGACGAATTTCACGAACCCCAATGTCCATGGTGGACTTGGTGGCCGCACAGTGGACGACCAACATAGTGGTCTTCTCACGTTTATTAAAAGCGACTCGGCGTGCCATCTACTTCTCCTTCTTCTTGATGAGAATCCCATCGGGGATCTCTTTGCGTTTCTCCTTGAGCCACACGAGCGGCACCAACTTGTCCGCGTAAAGAATGCCGTGCTTCTCGCACCACATCCCATAGGTTGTCTTGGAGCCGGAATAAAGTTTGGACTTCGAGGAACTGAAGACCAGCCGAATGTCCAGCTCAGGGTGTTGCTCACGAATCAACAGATGCTTTTGGCGATCAGCCACCTCCCAGAGTCCTTTGGTCTCCACGATGATTCCGTTCGAGAGTACAAAGTCTGGGTTATAGGTGGCCTCACGGGCCGGAACGACGTACTGGACCTGATAGCCCTCAAAGGAAGCGCTGAAGCCAAGCTTCTCGATGTGGGCATGATTCCGTTCTTCAAGGCCTGACCTGTAGATACCTGAGCGAGCGTTACGGGCGCCCCGGTATCCAGCCATCAGAAGTCGTCGTCAGCGTCTGGGACTTCTTCCGAGGCGTGGCCCGAAGGCTCCTCATCCCATTCAGCTTTCTGTTTGGTTTCGTCAGCGACGTAGCCACCTTCCTCGACATCGCCCCAGTCGTCGTCACCACCACCGAACTCAACGAGGTCGATCAGCATGGCGCCTTCCAGTTGTAATTTCACCGAAGCACCAACGGCAGTGTTCCACTTGTACGGGAACATGCTGTAACGGATCTTCAGGGTCGAGCCACCCGAGATGTTCGGAACGACGCTCATGGTCTTGCCACGGCTGTCGGCGACACGGATGGTGATTTCTTTCTTCTCGCCGTCTTTCTCGAACGAGGCGTAGCACTTGAACTTGAAGGTCACGGTGCCATCGCCATTGTCGAAGAACGGCAGGTCACCTTGACGGACAGGGACTGGACGCTTACCGGCAGCGACCTTTGGCGGGTTCGCTTCATGCTCTGCGACGAACTCAGCATACGAGCTGTCGTACAGCTTGGTGATGCGCTCCATGTCGGCCTTGGCTTCCTTCAAGGGAACGATGAGGTTCACCTTGTACTCGCCGCGAGGCTGAGGGAATTCCTTGGTGCCGAAGTCGGGCTTCTGAAGGGCAGCATAAGGTGCAGCAATGCCCTTGGCGGTGATGAATACTTGACGCTTTGCAGCCATGTGGAATCTCCTTTTCCGTTTACAGACCGTGACGTTGTGTCTCGGTGTATGTGAGGGTTTTTAGTAAGTCAGCGACTCACGCTCAGCAAAGAGCTTGTCCTTGAAGGTCTCAATGACCGGGTGCTTCATCACTTTGGTAGACGCGTGGACGACCTCACGGAAGTTCTTCTTAAGGAAGTCCTTACGGAACCGCCACACACCGTGCTTGAAGTGATGGAACTCCTGACCCTTGTGGTTCGTGTCGGAACACGCCAGTTCAATCAAGAGACCCTCAACGAGAGACTGTTGGTGAGCGTCAAGGATGTGGGTGTAGACCACACCGGCCATGCCTGAATGCTTGGTCACGGTGAAGTTCTGGATGTGCAGGAAGCCATCCGGTGCTCGGCGGGTGTTGCCTTGAGCCCGGTTCATTGCACGTCTTCCACGATGCACACATAGCCATGCTCACGCTTGAGCGGCTCACAGTGATAGGCCGGAACATGGTCGAGGATTACCATCTTTGGGGTCACTTTGGTCACCGTCGAAACGCGAAGGCCTCGATAACCACCACGCTCCGTATGGGCAACCTTTTGGCCGACCTTGAGTTCACGACCGGTTACATCTTTTGCAACTTCCTTGTTAGACACGAGGGGTCTCCTTGAGCTGGGTCACAACAGTACGGACACGGGCCACGTTCTGTGGACCATAAGTCACCTCGGCGACCTCAAGGGCCTCATCGAGATTGTGAGCCCACAGCGGGACCCACTGGCCGTTCACTTCGGCACTGAATTGCTTCAACTTCATGTCAGCTTTTTTCACTTGGCAACACTCCTTGTTCACGAAGCTGCGCGAGCATCTCCATAGGTTTGTTCCACTCGTTCAACACGAGGGCGTCCATACGGTGGCCCAAGAGGGACACGTCGGTGGTGTGAAAGGCTGTGTCGTCTACGCCGGGTTTGAACCACATGCGTTGCAGACGGACCAGCTTGGCGCCACGTTCAATCATCGCCGTGCATTCATGAGGCTGACGGAGATCCGTTACCACAATGAGGTCTGGGGCGAAGGCACTGTTGAGGGTGGTAGCGATGACCTTGAGGCCTTCGTCCAGCCACAGCGACGGTTGGTTCTTGTAGACCCGAACGAACTCGGTGCCGAACTTCTGGAGATGCCAGCGAGGTGTCCGCATTGCATTCATCCAGTCCATGTCATCGCCTTGGTCAGCTTTGAACATGAGCCACGCTTTGTATTCGGAGTCCGCCAGTTCCTTAATGGCCAACTGGGGCTTGAGGCGATCTTTCTGGTCACTGTGGAACCAGTCGATTAAGGTGCGCTCGTCCATGTCGTAACCGTTGCTCAGGACACGAGCACAGTTCTCTTTAAGGACATCACCGAACGCCACACGGACGACGGTAAAGCCTGACTGGACCAGCAGGTCACACAACGTGTCCTTACCGCTTTGGCCTCGGGTCGAGGTTAGGGCAATGATTTGGGTCACATCTTGGTCTCCTAAAGTGGGTGGTAAGAAACCCGAGGTAATCTCGGTGTATGTGAGGGTTTTTAAACGAGGCTCAAACGAGCGATAAGAGGACCGCGCAGGCGGCTACCAGATAAAGCCATGGCATGTCAATCTCCTTTCTGACGGGCAATAAAAAACCCCAAGGGCCGAAGCCGATGGGGTCTGTGGGTTATGCGTAAGGGGCGAGCTTGTCGTGTACTTCTTTGACCTGAGCCACGAGGTCATGGTGACGCTTCAGGTTGGTAGAGCGGTGCTCCTCCAGATTGGAGACCTTAGTGGGCAGGGCCTGCAATTGACGCATCAGGTTGACCACCTCGTAGTCGCGGGGCTTCTTGGCGCCGTACTGGTCACGCTCCCAGCGGTAGGTATCCAACCGGCCCGTTACGAGCCCTTCGAGGATGTTGAGGACATCCTTCTGGAACTTGTGGGCGGCGTCCGCCTCGTGCTTCCGTTGAGCCTCTTCACGGTCCTGCTTGGCCTTGTTGGCCTCCACTTGTTCCTTGAGGACCCGAGCGGCCTTGCCATCCTTCATGAGGGGCTTAACGTAGCCGAACCAGACGGCAATGGCGATTAGCAGCAGGGCAGTCAGGATTACGCAGAAAGTAGGCATTACAGGAAGCTCCTCGGATTGGATTGGATAACGAACTGGACAACTGCCCACACAGCATCTTGGATGACGTGCTCGTGGACTTCGGTTTCTTGAACGGCATACTCATCGACCGTGATGGTGTACTCAGCGTGACGACCGTTAAGGGTCCGCACTTGCACATGGATCTTGAACGCACACTGCCATGGCAGCGGGTAGACCGTGACGGCCACGTTAGGGAACACACGGAGCAGGGACCTTTCGATCCCCACGGCGATGGACGCCACGCAGCCTTTAGGGCGACTCATGGACTTCATGAGGACCTCAGCGTAGTTACTCACTCGAAGTCCTCTTGGTCCATTACGTCGTCGAGATCCGCGTAAAGCTCATCGGACCAGTTGTAGGCAAGGAACTTGGCCATGACGACCCGCTTCTGTTCCTCGGTGAGCTTCATGAAGCGTTCGAGAGTTTCATCCATGAGGCTCATTCCTTAGTCATCGGGTCGGAGATCCCACGGAACATGTCGAAGTTCGGGTGCCGGTAGGAGCCAGACTCCAGCCGCTCCATGTAGGTGATCTTCACGGCCCAGCCCATATGGCAACCCGGTGAGGCCAGTTCGTCGGCGGTGAACTCAGCTTTCTGAGCTTCCGTAATGCCCCCGGCGTCCACCTCTACACCATGCTCAGTGAGGACCCGAAAGCCAATCACCTTGCCCTCGTTGCCCAGACCCGGCGTGCCCCACATGAGGCCCACAACGACGCCATCACAGGAGTCATCCGGCTTGATCTTCCATTGGCCAGTCTTCTTGCCACGCTTCCAGTAGCCCAGCGGGTCTTTACCCACGGCGCCTTCCTTGAGGAGCTTTCGGAACCCCTCATAGATCAGGTCGAGGTGGGCCATGTCGTAGGCCTCGAAGGACGTAATGAGCTGGAAGTCGATGGACGGGATGAAGGTGCGCAGATGGCCCAACTGGAGCTGAGTGTGAATCCGCCGCACGTTCTGGAAGACCTCGTACTCACCTTCAGCCTGCACGGCCTCCAGTGGGATCAGGTCGAAGCCATGGATCTTGAAGCCGGGATTGAGGTGTGCAGCGTGGCCCTTACGGCGAAGCTCACCAGAGATCTGCGCACAGGTCATACCGTCGATGGTCAGCTCAGCTTGCAGCATGAACCCTTCAGGGAACAGAGCGGGTTCCTTGATGGTCGCACCGGTCTGGTAGTTGATCTCATCCTCGAAGAACTTGGACCAGTCCATATTGCCCAGCTCTACGGCCAGCAAGTGAAGCCCCGGAAACGCCTTACCTTCACGGCTCAGGAGGTGGACCGCTTGGGACCGACCGGGCGCCTTGGGGACGTAGATGAAGTTCAGTTGGCAACCATCCTCTTTGCACTCAACGGCCACAGAGCCGGACTCAGCGAAGACCTTGAGAACCGCCGACTCTTTGAAGTCCACAGGGCGGTGAGGGTTGGTGTTCAGGATTACAGGAGCGAGAGCCATTAAACGGATTCCTTGAGGTACTTGATGGTTTGCATTGCGTGGTCGAAGGACAGGTAGACGACCTTCCCTTCTGTGCGGACATAGAGGTAGAGCTGAACGAGGTCCCGAGCGAGTTCCTTGGGAGGCTGAGGAGGCAAGCCCCGTGTGGTGCTCATCCAAGTGATCGGCAGGTCAACCCTTAGGGCCGAACGCGCCGTACCAATCTCGATCTCATCACGGCAGTCCTGAG